AAGATGGTCTCTCTCGGTCTACTGAAGGTTTTAATGAGGGAGAGGTTTCCCTATCAGCTTCAGGGAGTGTAGCTAGTGTAGGTTCTTTAACCACACATGCAGATGCAAGTTTAAGTACACAAGGCTCCATGCTGAATGCAGGAGTAGGTGTCTTATTTGGAGTAGCAGCAGTTAATGCAACAGGTAGCGTAGCAGCACTACCTTTAATTACACAGTTAGCAAGTTCTGCTTTAAATGCTACAGGTACTACAACTTCTGATGGTATTAGAATACGATACGGAGTATCAGCTTTATCATCAGCAGGATCCTTAGCAAGTACTTCTCTAAGAAGTAGATTTGGAGTTGTTGAAGGAGGAAGTACCGAAGTATTTAGAATTACCGAAGCAGGTGATTCAAGAGTTCTTGAAAATGGTACTGATGTAAGAACAAGTATACAGGCTGAAGGTAATATTATAGCAGCTACTTTAATTGGTGATGGTGATAAAACATTATTCTCATCTGAACCTTACTATAAAGAGGTAGGTACTTGGAGAGATATGCTTCCCTATGTTAAATGGAATGGAGCATGGACTGGTAATATTAGAATTTATAAACACACTAACGGAGCTTGGAAAAGGAGTTATTAAAAGATGGCAAACATTAAAATATCAGACTTAACAGCAGCATCAGCAGCAGCAGATGCTAATGAGTTTGAAATAAACGAAGCAGGTACCAGTAAAAAAGTTACTGGATCACAAATTAAAGCATACGTCAATTCTGCAGACGGAGCACTGGCATCTAAAAATACAGTTGCTACAGCAGATATTGATAACCTTGCAGTAACGGAAGCTAAACTAGCAGATAATTCAGTTACTTCTGCTAAGATTGCTAATGGTACTATTACAGGTACAGATATTGCAACAGATACTATTACTGCAACAAATATTGCAGCGAATGCTGTAGGAGCTTCTGAACTTGATGTTTCAGGTAATGGTACAGCAGGACAAGCTTTAACTTCTGATGGTGATGGTACATTCTCTTGGGCAGATGCAGGAGGAGGTGGTTATATTATCAATAGAGTAACTTCTTATGGTAATTCATCTACATGGACTAAACAGCCTAATACTGAATTAGTAAGTGTTATAGCTATTGGTGGTGGTGGTATGGCATGTGCTGTAGGTATTAACTTAAACAACCAAAACATGGGTGGAGGAGGTGGAGGTGGTATGGGATCTGCTACCTTTAATATAGCTCAATCAGGTAATACACAAGCCATTACTGTAGGAGCAGGAGGTACTCTTACATATAATAACCCTGGTAACACTTTAAATAGTACTAATGGAAATGCAGGTGGGCAGTCTAAATTTGGTAATATTGTAGTTGCTAATGGAGGAGCTGCTGCTGTAAACAACGTAGGTGGAGCAGGAGGAAATGGAGCAATCAATGTTCCTGCTATTACTACAGCAACAGGAGGTGGTGGAGCAGGATGTAATAATAGTGGTACTAATAATGTTCTAGCTACTGGAGGACAACTTGGAGGAAGAGGCTATTCACATCCAGCCTCTGCATATAATAATCAAACTTATGTTGAAGTAGTACCAGGACAAGTAGCAAGTTCAGGTACTGTTGGGTTAGGTTATAATGCTATAAGAGCTTCAGGTCCTGCTACTACTATAACAGGATATGGAGGAATTGTTGTTGTTATTGAATGGAGTCCAATCTAATGAGATATTGTATAATAGAAAATAATGTAGTTACTAATGTAATTGAAATTAGTAATGATGAAGATGCAAAACTTTTTAATGCAGTTTATTTAGGAGAAGAAGCTGCTATAGGTGATGTTATTATTGATGGAGTTGTTTCTGGTAAATCTATACAAAGTGATTCTGCTTTAATTGCAAATAGAGTAAGAGAGACTAGAAATAAATTGCTTGCAGATACTGATTGGTGGGCATTAACTGATCATGTAATGACCCCTGAACAAACTGCTTATCGTCAAGCATTAAGAGATATCACAACGCAAGATGGCTTTCCAAATAATGTAATATATCCACCCTTGCCATAATATATATAATATACTATAATAGATAAGTAACATACTAAGATAAAGGTGTAAATGGATACTGTAAGTCAACGCTTAACTGATTGTGCTTTTTTTCCAAAACATTTAAGTGATTCTTTTTGTGATAATGTTGTAACAGCTTATACACAAGATAGTATAGCTAAAGAACCTCCAATTATAGGAAATGACGGAAAGAAAGTAGATAGATCTGTTCGTGATGTTGAGCGTGTTATACTTCCTCAAAATCAAGGTATAGGATCTGCATTAACTGCTACAGGATTAAATGCAAATCACTATTGGTGGAAATATAATATTACTCATTCTAATCAAACTGAGTTTTTAATATACAAACCAAATGGACATTATGATCCTCACATAGATACTTATCATGCACATAGTGATGAAACAAGAAAACTTACAGTATTAGCTTTTCTTAATGATGATTATGAAGGCGGAAAGTTTTTTCTTAATCCAGAGGGAACTCCTTATTATCCTCATCAAGAAAAAGGAACCATATTAGTATTTCCTAGTTATATGGTACATGGTGTTGAGCCTGTTACAAAAGGAATAAGATATAGTTGTGTTACATGGTTAGTAGGACCTTACTTTAAATGATACTTAGTATATTTAAAAAAGATAATATAGATTTAGCTATTATAGATGAGTTTTATAATACTAATGAATTACAAGAAGTAAATAAAGAAATTAAAGATTTATATAAATTTAAACAAGAAGCTTCTTTAACAAATGCAGCTACAGATAATAATAAAACTAATAAAGTAAAAACAGGTTCAGGAGTATTATTATATGATTATTATACTGATCCAAGACAATCTCCTATAATAGTTTATAATCAAAAGGTTTTTACAAATAGTTATTTAGATAAACTTATTGAATATAATATTAACTATAAACATATTAGAAAATCAAATTTAGATTCTATATTATTAAATTATTATGATAATAATCAATATTATGATAGTCATGAAGATAGAACATTATATACTGTTTTAGTTTTATTAAATATAGGAAAGTTTAAAGGAGGAGGAGTTTACTTTAAAGAGATTGATAAAGAAATAGAATTTAAAGAAAATAGAGCAATTATATTTCCAGGATGCGTTACACATAAGGCTATGCCTATTCAAGGAGATGGAACAAGAGTTAGTGTTGCTCATTTTATAAGTTATAAAAATTAAAATAAGTTTTAAGATAAGGATAAAAATATGGATGGATTTATAAGAGTTAATAGAAATGCTTTTAGTCATGAATTTTGTAATAAAGTTATAGATTATTTTAATGAAGCAGAAGAAGGAGGTTTAGTAATTGATCGTCAATCACATGATCAAGTTCCTAAATTATTAAAACAAGATTTAGCTAGATTTATACCTGAACAATCTTTTCCATTTAGCCATACTTCTAAAGAAATTTTAACTGAGTTTAATGATGTATTCTGGGGAAAATGCTACGCAGAATATGCAAACCAATATGATATATTAAGTTCATGTGATGCTCATAAATCATATACAATTAAAATTCAAAAGACAAGACCTGGTGAAGGTTATCATGTATGGCATGCAGAAAATACATGTAGAGAGCATAGCAATAGATTATTAACATGGACAGTATATCTTAATGATGAGTTTGAAGCAGGAGAAACAGAGTTTCTTTATCAACATTATAGATATAAACCAAACAAGGGAGATTGTGTAATATTTCCTGCAGCTTTTACACATACTCATAGAGGAAACCCACCCATAGGTGGAGACAAATATATCATTACAGGATGGATAGAATTTTAATATGACAACTGCAAAAGAAGTAGAACAGGAACTAAGGTCTCATGAAGAACTGTGTGCCGAAAGGTACGCTAATATACATGCTCGTATAGACAAAATAGAAGCTGTTCTTAATAAACTTCTTTGGACTATCATTATAGGATTTGGTAGTATTGTTGTATCTACTATTATTATTAATAAAGCTGATGCAGCAGAAACAACCATAAATTATAAGGGTCAACCAGTTCCTTCTGCCATGGCACCTTCGATGTCTGCTTTTTCTCAAGATGTTTGTGCTGTACCTGCCTCAGGTGGTATTAATACAGGTGTATTTGCTGTGTCAGGTGGAACTGTTCTCACAGATGATAACTGTGTTCGAATTAAGCTCGCCAAGACTTTAAATGACCTTGGGCTAAAAGTAAGTGCTGTGTCAGTTCTATGTGAAGATATTAAAGTATGGAACGCTATGGAGATGAGTGGTTCACCCTGTCCTGTGGGAGGAGCCCTAGGATCAGCAGCAAGAGCTGCTTGGTATGAACTATATCCTGAAAGGTTTACAAAGCTATATGGTAAAGATTTTACGCTTCCTACTTATACTAAACCTCTTAACTTGGAGTAATGCTTATGCTTGGTACTGTACATACACACCTGACTCGGATGGCTACATGGTTGAAGACTCGTTGGTCTGCGTTGGTATCGAACCCTCAGTTGCCATTATGGACTACTGGTGTGTCTCGTATCAACCAAATGATCCAATCTGTCAAGACTACAGTAGGTGCGTGGACCAAACAGAACAAAGAACAACTGCTTGCACAGAGCCTTTCACTACTGGTTTCGTTAATGAAAGTCGTTTCTATTCTTGTAGTATTGACAGTTGGAGTGCTTGGACTGTTAGTTCGTCTCATTGTGAACCTTTACCTCCTAGTTGTGTCGAAAGTCAAGAGGAGCAAACAATAGCATGTCAGGATGGTTACACAGGGTCTATAACACAATCAAGATCGACAACTTGCTCGACTCCTTATTCAGACCCAATGACTGGTCCTTGGATTACAAGCTCCAATTCGTGTACCCTAAAAGCAACAGATCCTACAAGCATAGAGAGTCCATTGAATCCTGCAAGCCCTCTGAGTCTAGATCAACCAGACCCAGTTGGGATTACTTCAGAACCTGTGGATATGAATCCAGTTCCAATGAACAATCCAGTGGAACAGGAAATGGCGATTCCTCAAGTACAGGAAAAACCAACAGAGACAAATACAACGAAGCCTTCGACATCAAACTCTACGGAGACGAAGGAAGAGAAGCAAGAGGCAAAACAAGAACAGAAGATAAAGACAAAGGAAAACGAAACAGTCGTTCCTGGGTTTGGGATTGCTATTGATTTTGCATTGATAGAGCAGCCACAAGGCTACTATCAAGAACAATTAACTAACCTTTTAGACTTAGAACAGGAACAGAACTATGCCAGAGAACAAAACCTTCTCCTTGACCTTATCTCCCCAAATGGTATTGGGCTTAATCTTAACGATTCTGCCAATAATAGGTGGAGGAGCTTATTACACGATAACCCTCTACAATCAGATGCTTTCGGTGATTGAAGAGTTTGATAGTTCTAAGATAGAAGCTTTAGAGCATCAGATGAAGACACAACAAGAACGATATATGGAGTTAATGCAAACAAATGTTAAGTTACAAGACAAGGCAAGCGATGCTTTTGTGTTGGCTAAAGAGACAGCAGCAATCGCAAAAGGAAGCCAAAGAGAAGTTGAAGCAAGTTTAAACGCTATGCGTAATGAAGTAAGAGCTGAGCTCGAAACAGTCAATGCTAAAATGAAAGCACTACAAACAGCAACGACTAACCCACTAGGAAGGTAACAATGTTAAGTATATTATCAGGAATATTAGGTTTTGCCACTTCAGGTTTACCAAGTGTATTAGACTTCTTTAAGAATAAAGCAGATCAAAAGCATGAACGTGAGATGGCATCTTTACAAACAGAGCGTGAATTAGCTCTAGCTGAAAAAGGTTTTGCATCTCAAGCAAGAATAGAAGAAGTAAGAACAGATCAAATAGAAATGCAAACCTATGCTCAAGAAAGAGTAGCATTATATGATCATGATAAGAAACTACAAGAAGGTGCTAGTGGTTGGGTTAAGAATTTAAGTGCTTCTGTAAGACCTGTTGTGACCTATATGTTTGTGTTCTTATTATTGTTTACTGATATAGCAGGTATGATATGGGCTATTAAAACAGGTGTTGACTTTGAAATAGCATTAGGTTTAGTATTCTCAGATGAAGAGATGGCAATCGTAGCTTCTATCATAGGCTTCTGGTTTGGATCTAGGCACTGGGATAAGAAGAAGTGATCACAGGTGAACTTGGGATCAAACTTATTAAGCAATTTGAAGGCTGTCATTTCAATCCTTATCTTTGTCCTGCTTTACTTTGGACTGTGGGGTATGGTCACGTTCTCTATCCTGAACAGGCTACCCTCCCTTTAGCAAGACGAAAGGAAATAAGACTTGATCCAAAAGATAACAGAGTATGGAGCCAAGAGGAGGTTGATGATTTACTTAAGAAAGATCTTAAGAGATTTGAGTTGGGAGTTTCTCGTTATATCACTGTTCCTCTTAAGCAGTGTGAATTTGATGCACTTGTATCATTTGCATTTAACCTAGGAAATGGGACTTTACAAAGAAGTAGTGTTCGTTCTAAGTTAAATCGAGGAGAGAAGGAAGAAGCGATGGACACTCTTCTAAAGTATTGTAGAGCAGGTGGTAAAGTTCTACGAGGATTAGAAAGAAGACGAGCAGCAGAAGTTAATTTGTTTTTCATGGAGAGTAAATAATGCCACTAAAGAAAGGTAAATCACAAAAGACTATTTCTGAGAATATTAAAAAAGAGATGAAATCAGGTAAACCACAGAAACAAGCTATTGCTATTGCATTAAGCAAAGCAGGTAAATCTAAGAAGAAGAAGTAATATGGCTAAAGATCCTAGACTAGAAAGAGCAGGAGTATCAGGTTATAACAAACCTAAACGTACTCCAGGTCATCCTACTAAGTCACATGTTGTTGTTGCTAAGTCAGGAGATCAAGTAAAACTTATACGCTTTGGTCAACAAGGTAAACAAGGAGCAGGAGCTAATCCTAAGACTGCTTCTGAGAAAGCAAGACAGAAGTCATTTAAAGCTCGTCATGCTAAGAATATAGCTAGAGGTAAGATGTCAGCAGCGTACTGGGCTGACAAAGTTAAGTGGTAGAAGACTCACCCTGTAATGGGGTGTGTCGAATGAAAGGTACTCGATGTATATCATGTCATCGCACCTTTGAAGATTTAAGTCAATGGTTGTACCTTACTCGTGAAGAACGTTTAAACAGAATGGAGCAGATTAAAAATGAGCTTAGTAGAAAACATAAACAAAAGAAAGAAAGCAGGAACTAGCAGAAGTAAAAAGAAATCTACTATAAGTGCTAAAGCTTATAAAGATATGCAGAATAACTGGGGCAAAAAGAAGAAGAAAGCTTAAATGTCAAAAGCTAGTATAGATCAAATAAGAGAAGCAGCAGAAGCTGATCTCTTAACGTTTATTAAGTTAGTAGCTCCTCACTTAATGTTAGGTGCTATTCACGAAGAATTAATACAATGGTGGCAACGTCAAGATGCTAAACAAAACCAATTAGTATTACTTCCTCGAGGACACATGAAGTCTAAGTTGATTGCTTATAGAACTGCATGGTGGATTACAAAGCATCCTGAAACAACTATACTCTATGTTTCTGCTACTGCTGACTTAGCTGAAAAACAACTATATGCAATTAAGCAGATTCTAGATAATCCAATCTACAGACGTTACTGGTCAGACATGATACACCCAGAAGAAGGTAAACGTGAAAAGTGGGCAGTTGCTGAGATTGCTGTAGACCATCCACAAAGAAAACTAGAAGGAATTAGAGATGCTACTTGTAAGGCAGTTGGACTTACTTCAAATACTACTGGCTTCCACGCTGATGTCGTTGTTCTTGATGACATTGTTGTGCCTGGTAACGCTTATACTGAAGATGGAAGAGACAAAGTATCAGCAGCTTATAGTCAACTGGCTTCCATTGAAAATCCTGGTGCTTATGAGTGGGTTGTTGGTACTCGTTATCACCCCAGAGATATTTATGATACTATGATTAACATGAAAGAAACTCTTTATGATGATGAGGGAGAGTTAGTATCAGAAGATCCAGTCTATGAATTATTCCAAAGAGTTGTAGAAACCAATGGTGAGTTTTTATGGGCTAAAAGAACAAGAGAAGATGGTAAAGCTTTTGGATTTGATGCTAAAGAACTAGCACGAATCAAAGCTAAGTATGTAGATAATACTCAGTTCTATGCTCAATATTATAACAATCCAAATAGTAATGAGACAGCTCGTATCAATGCAGATAACTTTCAATATTATGATAGAAATGTTCTACAAAATAAAGAAGGTGATTGGTACATGCGAGATCGTAAACTTAATGTGTATGCAGCAATCGACTTTGCGTTCTCATTAAGGAAGAAAGCTGACTATACAGCGTTAGTTGTTGTAGGAGTAGATCATCAAGGGAACTTCTATGTTTTAGACATAGATCGATTTAAAACAGAACGTATTGTAGATTATTATAATCACATTCTTACAGCATGGCAGAAGTGGGGCTTTAGAAAACTTAGAGCTGAAACCACAGTAGCTCAACAAACGATTGTTAAAGAGCTAAAAGAAAGTTACTTAAAGCCTAATGGTATACCTCTTTCTATTGAAGAGTTTAGACCTACTAGACATTTAGGTGACAAAGAAGAACGTGTAGGTGCAGTGCTTGAACCTAAGTATGACAACTTACAAGTATGGCATTATAAAGGTGGTAATTGTCAATCATTAGAAGAAGAATTAGTCATGACTCATCCACCTCATGACGACATAAAGGATGCTCTATCAAATGCTATAGCTATAGCTGTGATTCCTAAACAGCGAGTAGGAGCTTTTAGTGTAGGTAGAAATATAGTAACACACTCACGCTTCGGTGGTGTATCTTATTAATAAGGAATAACTATGGCAGGTAAAGTAGCAGAAATCAAAAGGTTATTAGAAGGAGATAGTTTAGCTACACAGCTTTCTCATCTTTACAATAACTGGTGGATTCAAAGACAAGACAAAGAAGAAGAGTGGAGAGAGTTAAGAAACTATCTATTTGCAACTGATACAACTAAAACAACTAACTCTAAACTTCCTTGGAAAAACAAAACAACACTTCCTAAACTAACTCAGATTAGAGACAATCTTCATGCTAACTACATGGATGCTTTATTTCCTAATGACAACTGGATGAAGTGGGAAGGTTATAACTTAGAAGATTCTACTAAGAAAAAACGTAGAGCTATTGAGTCTTATCTTAAAACTAAACTAAAAGAATCAGGCTTTAGAGAAACAGTATCACAATTAGTATATGATTACATTGACTATGGTAACTCTTTTGCTGAAGTAACGTATGTAAATGAAGAGCATACTGATCCTACATCAGGTGATGTTATTACTACTTATCGTGGTCCTAGATTACTAAGACTTTCTCCTTTTGATGTTATCTTTAATCCTACGGCTGTTTCTTTTGCAGAGTCTCCTAAGTTTACTCGTTATATAAAAACAGTAGGTGAATTACAGAAAGATCTTAAATATAGACAAGATCTTAACTATGATGAAGATGCTGTTCAAAGAGCTATGGAAATTCGTAAGAGTATTTCTTCATTTAGACAAGAAGATGTTAATAAAGCAGAAGCCTATCACATTGATGGTTTTGGATCTTTACAAGAATATTATCAATCAGGCTTAGTAGAAATACTAGAGTTTGAAGGTGACATTTATGATCAACAAGAAGGTGAACTTTTAGAACGTAAATTAATTACTATTATGGATCGTTCTATAATTATTCGTAATATGGATAATCCTTCTTACTTAGGTAAAGATAATAAACATCATGTAGGTTGGAGAAAACGTCCAGACAACTTATATGCTATGGGTCCTTTAGATAATCTAGTTGGTATGCAGTATCGAGTAGATCATTTAGAGAACTTAAAAGCTGATGCACTAGACTTAACTATACATCCACCGATTGCAATTAAAGGTGATGTAGAACCATTTGAATGGGGTCCTGAAGCTACAATTCATATTCCTGAAGATGGTGATGTAAGTATGATGCCTCCTAACCCTGCTGCTTTTCAAGTTAATAATGAAATAGCTGCTATATTAGCTATTATGGAAGAAATGGCAGGAGCTCCTAAAGAAGCTATGGGCTTTAGAACTCCAGGTGAAAAAACAGCATTTGAAGTACAACAACTACAAAATGCTGCAGGCAGAATATTCCAACATAAAATTAACCAATTCGAGGTTGAGTTCTTAGAACCAATCTTAAATACCATGTTAGAAGTTTCTAAACGTAACATGGACATTGTCGAGGTTTCTCGTGTAATGGATGATGATCTTGGTGTTGCCGACTTCTTATCTATTACTAAAGAGGATATTACAGCTAAAGGTAAGCTCCGTCCTATCGGTGCTCGTCACTATGCTGCAAGAGCTCAACTTGTACAGAATATGATTGGTGTCTTTAATAGTCCTATGGGACAACTTATATCTCCTCATATCTCAGCTAAACGTTTAGCTAATATGATTGAAGAGTATATGGGCTTTGAACAATATGAATTTATTAAAGATAACGCTGCTGTATTTGAACAAGCTGAGACTCAACAATTAGTTAATCAAGTTCAACAAACATTACGAGCTCAACAGGCAGAACCTGGTTTAGAAGAAGCTCAAATGGGAGATCAAGTGGCAGCCCTACAAGAAGGGCAAACCCCACAAGAACCTCAAGTTTAACTTGACTTTTTAAACAATTTATGGTATACTATTATATATGGATCTAAAATCAGATAAAGCTAAGTCGCTTACTAAAGATCAAGTATTTAGAGAGATAAAAGATTATCTAACAGAACAGATTGAGTTGTCAAGACGTAAATCTATAGATGAAGATAATTTCTCTTTACCTTCATGGTCTGAATATCAAGCATTCCAACTTGGCTTTCAAAAAGCTTTTACTAAACTATATAATCTTATTCCTGACCAAGGAGAAAAATAATGGCTGAAGATAATAATAATACACAACAAGTTTCTGAGTCGACTACCCAAGAGGCTCAACAAGCAGATACTTCTACCCCGAAGTTTGAGATTCCGACAGAAGCTCTAGACTTTGTAGGAGAAGGTAAGAAATACAAATCAGCAGAAGATGCGTTAAAGTCAGTTCCTCATGCACAAGAGCATATCAAAACCCTAGAGGATGAGATGGCTCAGTTGAAGGAAGAACTAACAAAACGTAAAACTACTGAAGAGTTATTAGATGAATTAAAGTCTGGCATTCAACCAACAGAGGCTACCCCTCAAGGTGTTGAACTTGATCAAGATAGAATAATGCAGTTAGTTAATCAAACTCTTGAGCAAAAAGAAAAGCAATCTAAAGCTAAGCAAAATGCACAAACAGTAGCTAATAAGTTTACTGAACAGTATGGAGCTCAAGCTGAATCTGCTTATACTCAAATTGCTAAAGATGCAGGACTAACTGTAGAACAACTTAATAACTTAGCTGCAACATCTCCTAATGTTGTTATGAAGCTTGCAGGATTTGAAACTAAATCTACACCAGTAGGTAAACCTTCAAGTTCTATTAATACACAAGC